AATAAATCTGTTGACATATCTATTTAATTATAATATAATTAAAGTGTACTAAACAAAGCAAACCAATGAGATTAAATGATTTAGGCGAAAGAATCGTTATAATCGAAGAAAAAAGAACTCAACTCAAAAACGGCAGAGTTCGCATTGAAAATCTTTATGCTGACGGATTCGTTGAAAAATACACTTATAGACCAAGCAAAAAACTTCAAAAATTATGTGAAAAATACGGGCTAAATGATTAGCCCTTTTTTTTATCTAATAGTTGACATACTTAATTAATTCTATTATAATAGGAATGTAAGCAAAACAAATCAAACTAATGCAAAACTTAAATCTAAAACTTACACCCGAAAAAGGTGCGGCGTTATATGAAGCGCTAGACACAGTTATTTATATCGGTAATGACTTCGCAAGCGATAAATTTACCGATGAAAACAGAAAAAATATTCTTGCAATATTCGATCAAGTTAAAAAGTACAATCCACAATGGAGGAAAAACAATGGCTAATCGACAAAAGGGAACAGCGGACGCTGACAAGTATTCTGAACTTATTCAGGTACTTGTGAAACCCGCAACAAAAAAAGAATTACAGACACGCGCAATCATTGAAGGAAAAACTCTTTCTTGTCTTTTGCGCGATGTTTGCGAAGATGTAGCAGAACAAGAATACGAAGTCGAATAATGGAAGAAGAAAAACCAAAAGCGGGTCGAATTGAATTTGACGTTAAAAGACAATTATGGATTGTTTATAACGGCGAAGAATGGGTCGAAGTCGATCTAAAAAAACATTATTGCAACTTTAAAAATGACAAAAACATTAATTGATGATCTTGATTTTGATAACTTAGAAAAATATCAAAGTCGTTCTTTGGTCGCGTGGCTTAAGAGAAATACAGGTTCCCAAGAACAAAAAGAACTTGTACAGCAAACAATTGAAAAAAGAAAATTTGAAGTCTTTCAAAAAATTAGAGATAGAGTTCAAATAAATTACAGACTTAGTATTGAAACTTCTGAAAAGATAAGAAAGATTTGCAAAGAAATTGGTTGTTATAAAACAATCAAAATTAACGATGAATCTGTTTTTCTTGAATGTAAGGATAAAAGTTCTATTGAACCAACAGAACTTGCAAAACTCTTACTTGAAGAAAAAATTCAAGAGTTACATGACAAAGTTTTTATATAAACAAATATTAAATATTCAATATTGACACCCTGCCATTTTGTGCCATTGTGTGGATGAATTAAACCAATTATGACCACAAACAAACCAATTCGTGTACAAATCAAGCCACAAATTGTCGCTCTTTTAGAACCAATTAAACCAGAACATCAGACTATGGCTACTTTTATCAATGATATGCTTTTTCGAGCATCAAAGGGGTTGACTCCATATGTTACCCTGAATTTATCAAGCGAACAAAGTTCGCCAGAAAAAACAAAAGAAAAAAAACAAGAGAGCGCAGATAAATTCTCTAATATAGATTCTATTAATAAGAATAAGGAAAAGAAAAAAATTGATCCTTTTTCTTCTCCAAAGATCAAAAAAGAATTAATTCCTGATGATTTACAAAGACACGCGGATTTAATTGTTGAATGGTGGCCGATAAGACATAAGAAAAAAGCAACTTGCAGCGAAAAGGTCGCGCAACGCATTTTCAAGACTTTAAGAACGTTTACCCTTGATGAACAGATAAGGGCGCTAGAAATGGCGATTATCGGGGGTTACAAAGATGTTTACAAACCTAATGACAAGAAATTTTTTAAAAAAGAAGAACCAGTTGTAAATCATCCCGCATCAAGAGTATTTACAGCGGAAAGGGGGTTTGAATAATGGAAAGACTTGCTGATGTTGGTTCTATCATCAGAACTTTAAAAGCGGGATTACAAAAGCCAAACCCCGCAAACCCTGATCGCAAGATGTGGAGTCTGACCGATCTCGACAAGAAAACGGACGGATGGCAAACTGTAGAGGACGATTGCAACAATGCAAAATCACGTTTTCCAAAAGGTTATCAGGGCGTAAAACATCGAAACCTTGCCCGAACTCAACAGGTTGAAGAACGTGTCGAAGTTGTAAACCCGAAAGATTATCCGACATGAAAACAGCCGAAAAGATCGACAAAGCAAAAATCCGTATAGCAGAACTAGAACTGCTTATCAAATTCTGGGAACAACCTAAACCGAAAAAAACAAATGGAAACTAACGATTTACCACTTTTCAATTATCCAGTTGCACCGAGCAACAAAACAGAAACATCAAAAGATGCCGCCGAATCTATCAAAGACAAAATAAACGGGATGTGCCTTGAAGTCTTACGATGTGTTAGAAACTTTGAAGATGGGCTGACGTGTGACCAAGTAGAAGAAATACTTGGGATGAAGCATCAAACTGCATCAGCCCGCCTTAATGACTTGTCAAAATGTCAACCCGCGTTCCTTCAGCATCGTTTCGATTCATCAACAGGGAAACCTTTAAGACGCCATACGCGAAGTGGCCGAACAGCAAGAATTTATTTTGTGACGCCTTACGGGATGTCGGTGGCATGAAAAAATTACTTCCGCCGCTACCTATCGCAAGGATAGAAAAAACACACAAATACATCTGGGAACCGACAGGCGAACAACTTGCATTTTCAACAACTCAAGTTTGTAATACAAAGACGCCTGAACAATTAGAAAACATTGAACGCTATCGCCATAAGTGGCAACCACGCGGAGAAACAGCGCATTATGCTTTGCAACAACGTATGCTAGGCAATGACAAAATCGAAATGGGCGATTATGAAGATTGGATAAAGCCTTTAATGGATTTGGAACTGTGGGAAGATTTCGAGCCGTGGGCGGTTGAATATATGCTTTGCGATCTTGAAAAATCTGTCGGCGGCCAACTTGATCTTCTGGGCTACGATAATAAATCGCAAAAACTTATGTTGATTGATTTAAAAACACAATCGCAAAAATACGCTAAGCCTTACTCAACAGACGCGCAGATGGGAAGCTATCTTGAAGCGCTTGCGGAACATCACAAAATAATCCCTGATGTATGCAAAACAATCTGGGCTAGACCGAATAGATGTGTAGTTGGCGAAGATCAACACACGATTGACTGCGCTTATGCTTGGTCGCAGGCGTGGAAAAGATTTGATTCTGAACAAGGAGGATTCTAGATGTCAAAACCTTACAATCCTTATTATGGACAAGTATATTATGATGCACAATCAAAAAAAACTTATGAATATCTTGAATGTGGCGAAGGTTCAACTGATAAAGATGGTCTTCCTGTGTATGGATATTGGGAAGAAATAGATTGGAATTATGAAAGAACTTGAATTTCGTGTTGTAGGTTTACCCGCGCCGCAAGGTTCAAAAACTTTGACAAGATACGGCGGTTTGATGGAATCAAGCAAAAGAGTTAAGCCGTGGCGTCAGGATATTATTCATGCAGCGCTTGAAGCGTTTGCAGGCAACCCATTTAATGAACCTGTGCAAGTTTCTATTGAATTTATAATGCCGCGCCCTAAGAGCCATTTTGGAACGGGTAAAAATGCAGAAATTTTAAAAAATAACGCGCCTTTTTTCTGCACTAGCAAAACAACAGGAGACGTTGATAAGCTGACCCGCAGTACTCTTGATGCCCTGTCTGTTACATCAGGGGGAACTGTTCTTGCAGATGATTCTCTTGTTGTTTGTTTACAGGCATTGAAACGCTACGCAAAACGATTTGAACATATTGGCGCAAATATAAATATAAAAACTTTTGACAAACCTGAATAAATTGGTAGACTAAAGAACGTAGAGTCTAACAACTTTTACATCGTGCTGATAAAACAGCCACCGCTCTGTATTAGTCAATGTTTACTCTACATCAAAATTTTTACGGATTATGGAAAACCAAACAAAACCAATCGAAATCCCAAATCTAGGCGGTCTTATTACAAAAGACGATCTTTATTACAAAGGCAAAGTTCCATACTGCTCTTGGGCTAAAACAGCGCAAAGAATAAGAGAACACGCGCCAAACTGGTTCTTTGCTTTAGAACCTGACCCCAACGGCCAAATTGTTTGGATGGCTCCTGATAATACAGGTTATATTATGGGCTATTTCCAAAACGTAGAAACAGGCGTCAAACTTCCTTTGTATGTTTACTCAATAACTAACAATTGGAACAAAGGTATTCCATATAACGAAATCTCAACAACTGATATTCAAAAAGCGCATCGAAGATGTCTTTGCGCTTGTGGGTGTTATTCTTTCGGCGATGCCTTTGAATTATGGGCGGGTCTTGAAGTAGAAGATGCAAAGAAAGAAGAAGAAGCCGAAAAGCCGCCAGAAAAAGAAGGGGTAACAAAAACACCAACAAAACCGAATCAAGAACCTGACAAAGATTATTTAATTCCCAAACCTATCAACCCGCAAGCAAGGGATTTGATTTGCCAAGACATTCGCGATTCAGGCCATCAAGAACAAATTTTGAAAGACTTTAAAAAACACTTTAATCTAAAAGTTAAATCAGTTCGTCCTGAAAATATTACATTATCTGAACACGGCAGATTTTTGCGCCAAGCTGTTGAAAAGTATAAAGATGATTAATGACCGAAGAACAGGCCACAAGATCAGGCGAAGAAGTTATTGCGCAACTTCGATCACGCCGCAATTCTTATTACAACCGCAACAAATTTTATTTCAGAACCGATGATACGCAAGCCACCTTAATTCGTAAATACTGCGCGAAAAACAAAATTTCGCTTTCACAATTATTCGATCAACTTTTAACAAATTTTTTTAATCATGCCTGAATCATTTAAAGCCGCGATGCCCTATCCAATCAAGTTTTCAACAAGTGAAAACGAATATGAAGATCAAGATAGATTTCCTCAAAAATTTTCTATGTTTATCCCTTCTGAATCTGTTCCCGCCTTTTGTGAAGAAGTCATGAAAATGGTAGACACCAAACAAAAGAAAGGTAAAGTTTGGGATTATTCCAAAAAAGAAGAAGTCGAAGTCGATGGTATCTACATCAACGCAAAAGCTAAAGAAGGAAAATATGGATTATTTGGAAATATAAATTTAAACTTTATTGAGCCTACAACGGGCGATGATATTCCTTTTTAATTCTTGAATTATTATCGTCTTTTTCTTTTTTAAGACTTACTTTAATTAGTTCTGTTTCGAGATCGCCAATCTTTGCAATGCAATTTTTGATGATCTCGTCTTTTTGCCAATTTTGTCGCTGATAGTTAACAGCTATATCAAGCAAATAATCGAAGTCAGTTATCTCAGCCAACATCCGCGCCTGAATTTCAAGATAAAGTTGATCTTCAAGAGTTTCTGTTATGGTTAGCCAATCATCCCAAGCCATAGCAACTTGACCTCCTTATATTGAAAATAGGCTTACTTTTGGGGAATTAGTAAGCCCATTTTTTGCAGAGAAGGCATCGACCACCTGACGCCTTACGCCAACCATAACTTAAAGTTATGTAACAGGCCATAACTTTTCTTTAACTAACTTAACGATTTCATCATCAATGTCTGTTTCCGTGGAAGCCGCATAGTCTTCAAGCAATCCAACAACGAGAGATTTTACTGCGTTTGATTTGACAAAAAACTTCAGTATTGGCTTGATAAATCGAATCATGTTTTTGTAATATATTCTTCCCAACTTTAGACAAATTTGCTAGTTTTAGCAAAAAGCCTTAATTATGGAAGATCAGGAACCTAATAAAGTTGAAACGATTGTAAAAGTTTGCGTTCTTCTTTGGTCGGCAACTCTTTTAAGCCTTTCATATTACGAACCGCCATCTGGCAAAAAAATTGTAGATTTTGACCCGACATTTATTGCAAGTATTTTCAGCGCGTCAACTGCGTCACTTGGGTTTTCGATAAAAAAGAAAAAAGACACTATAGTAGACAATAAGAACTCCAAAGTAGGTATCAAATGAAAAAATTACTTCCTATTTTATTTTTGCTTCCATCTGCGGCGTTTGCAGATATGACGTCAACAATTACGTCTTCTGTTCAAATTGAAGTGATGGCCGCAGCAACCGCAGCCGATAGGGTTGCAAATAGCTATTCTGTTTCTGGTAGCGGTGTCACAACTACAGATGGAACAACAGCGGGCGTTGTTGGTGGGCTAGGCGCAGCAACTAACGGCGTAAATGCGTTTACTACAATTACAGCATCACAAAGTACCTCCGGCGAAAATTTTCAATTCACTCAATCATATTTGGAAGGTGATTTAGTGCCAAATAGCGCTCCGACTACTGGCGCAGTAAGTAATTTTTCAGACCTTACATCTACAGCGGCAGGCGCAATTGGTTCTGGCGCGGCGACAATAGATAATCATGTAATCTCGGTAACAGGTGGCGATCCGGGTTCATCAATAACAGGTCAATATGTGACTACGCTTTCTGTCGATTAATGAGCAATGCGCAGATTATTATTAATATTTTTATTTTGTGGATTACCTAGCTATGCGCAGCCCGTTACGCCAAATTTTACTACCGGCACGATGTCTTCAACAACAAATACGGTCACTTCTATATCAGAATCGATTGTGTCAACAGATTATTTTGGCAATTCCTATGAATATTCAGTTACAGGAACAGGCATTTCGACAGATGGCGGGGTTGCACCAAATACAACAAATGTTACTAGAACCATTAACGGCGAAACACAAACTTATACAGGGTTAGATTTATCGACAGGCAACAAACCAGTATTCACATTAACAAATCCGTCAAGCGGCGCGGCCTTTCAATATTCAGAATCTTATCGAGGGCCGGGGGGAATATCAAACATAACAAGTATTACAAGGCAAATAGAAAGCGAATCAGTAGTTACTTCTACGTCTGTGTTCTCTCAATAGCTCTAACACCGCTAGAAACGCTTGCAAACGCTGTCAGCCAATCTAACAATGGAAGTGTCACAAATATGGCAATCCAATCACTGACGGGCAATATGACAACTAATCAATATGGCGGCAATATTGTTTGTCAGGGTGCAACTCTTACATTTTCTCCCTTCATCACATTTGGCGCAAATTACAGAAAACCTTTTCGAGATTATTACACTACACCATACTACGACCCGACAGATGCTGATGAAGACGGCGTTCCCGATAACCCCGGTAATATTTTATTTGAACAAATAAATTATTCAGGTACAAACAAAGACTCTTTTGCTGTTAATACAGGATTTAGCTTAAATTTTACAGTTCCGCTTGATAGAAAATTTCAAAATCAATGCTCGCAAGCGGCAACAACACAAGTAAAAATACAACAACAAGTATTAGAGAATAAGCGCCTCGATTGGGCTATTGCAAGGATTAAAGAATGTGGAAAATTAAAACAACAGGGAATATTAATCGCAAAAAATTCAGAATTTTATAATTTATGCGCAGATATTTATATAGAGCCAAAGCCAAATCAAGTTATTCCGCATACTCACGAATTAAAGTAGACAAGCCACGGGTTGATAACTTATCTACGAATTTTAATTTTACTATTTTTTTGTTTTTTTGTAATTAATTTTTTAATAATTGGCTTTATAGCGTTGAGA